CAAGAATGGCTCACCTTTTAACGGTACTAAAACAATTACAGGCGTTGGCGAATACTCCATAACTTTTGCTGTAACTGGCACTCCAACAGCTACGGAGTATCACCCAGTCGTGCCTTATGGCGTAGTTTCAGGCGTGACTCAAAATACTTATTCATCAATTCCTGCCGTCAAAGAAGCCTCGCTAATGCTAAGCATTGCGATTTGGCAAGCCCGTCAAGCGCCAAGTGGTCAAGGCATGAGCGTTGATGGCTTTGCTCCTAGCCCGTTCACTATGTCTAATACTTTGATTGCAAGAGTTCGAGGCTTACTTGCACCTTATTTAGATCCAAGATCGCAAGTGCAATGACCGCAGCAATCTCAACACTTCGCACAACTCTTGCCACTGCGCTAGTTAATAACTCGCTTTGGAGTACCTTCTCATTCCCGCCTCCAACTCCTATTGCTAATAGCGTTGTCATATCTCCTGCTGATCCTTATATCAATCCAAGCAATAACGGCAAGAATACTGTCGCACCTCTTGCTAACTTCTCAGTCAATATCTTCGTGCCGCTTCTGGATAACGAAGGCAATCTCAATGGAATTGAAGAAATGCTGGTATCGGTGTTTAACCTTCTAGCAGCTTCTTCTATCGTCTATAATGTGGGGAACGTGAGCGCGCCAAGCGTGCGTGAATCCGCTACGGGCGATCTGCTTACCTGTTCGATGCAAGTCTCTATTCTAAGTAATTGGAGTTAATATGTCTGATCTAACACCTCAAGAACTGGCTTTTCTAAAGAAGATAGGTCAGATAGTAGAACCAACCAAACCAACAACACCAGCCAAGAAAGATGAGGAATAATCATGGCGATTTTTCTAAACAATAAAGTCGGCTTTAAACTAGGCGCGACTCCGATCGATTTCAGCGACCATGTGACCGCATTTACATTAAATCGCAGCGCAGACCAGATCGAAGTCACGGCGATGGGCTCAGATGCACATCAATTCGTTACTGGACTCTCAGCCGATACGCTAACAATTTCACTTTTGAACGATAACGCAGCTTCTGGCGGTGGTTCAGTACGAGCTACACTTCAAGCAGCTTATGGAACAACAGTTGCTTTTAAGGCTATCCAAGACAGCACAGCAGTAGTATCAACCACAAACCCACTTTATACTGGCACAATTTTGATCGACAACCTCACCGATATCAACGGCGCTGTTGCTGATGAAGGTATGCTAGATCTTACCTATACTTGCAACTCAAAGACAGCAGTTGCTACTACTGGTACTTGGTAATTCACTAACTAACTAAGGGGCAAAGAATGGCTAAACTCAAAGTAACTTACAATGACGATCGTGTCTCTGAATATCAGGTCACGCCGGCTGTTGAATACGAGTTCGAGACTCACTTCAAGAAAGGCTTTCACAAAGCCATTGTTGAGGAGGGAATGCAGACTTATATTTATTATTTATGTTGGAGTTGTAGCCGTCGCGCAGGTGAAGCGCCTAAGCCTTTTGGAGACTCGTTCATGGAAACGCTTAAAAGCGTGGAAGTGCTTGACGACGACCCTTTGGCATAACGCGAGAGTCTTTTCACTATCTCGTAGCGAAACTATCGTTACGAACTGGACTCTCGCCCCAAACTTTAATTGATCTAGACCACACAATGTTTAAAGTGCTACTTATGGCACTTAAAGACGAAGCGAAGGAGGCGGAGCGTGCCAGCAGAAGTCAGAGGCGCACTTGAACTCCGCAAAGCCTTACGTAACTTTGCGCCTGATCTAGCAAAGGAAACTCGCAAAGAGATTGCAGGAATCCTAAAGCCAATTACTAAAGAGGCTAAAGGCTTTGTGCCTACTAACGAGCAGATAATCTCGGGCTGGACAGTAGAGAAGCAGAAAGGCGCATGGGCGCGTGTTGCCTATGACGCTGGAGTTGTTAAGCGCGGCATTGGTTATAAGACTTCACCATCTAAGCCTAATAAGCAAGGCTTCGTCGCTTTGGCTCAGATCCGCAACCGCTCAGCTGCCGGTGCTATTTACGAGACTGCTGGACGTAAATCATCAGGAGGAAACTTCATTCCTCGATTCGTGCCAATGACTGAATCATCAGCAGGACGTGGACGCTTAATCTTTCAGGCTTGGCGCAAGAATAATGCCAAGGCGATCCCAGCAGTCTTAAAGGCGATTCAATCCTCAGCAGATAAACTTAATAAGACTGCGAGTGTGCGCTAATGTCCAATATAGTAATTGATATTTTAACACAGTTTAAAGGGTTAAAGTCTTTTAATCAGGCTCAGAGTTCAACAGATAAATTATCTAAATCAGTTAAATCCTTAGGCAAAGCCCTAGGCATAGGTCTTTCAGTTGCAGCAGTTACAGCCTTTGGCAAAGCATCAGTCAAGGCATTCGCAGACGATGAAGCAGCCGCCGCTAGGTTAGCCAAGGTCGTAGATAACTTAGGCATCGGCTTTGCTAATACTCAAATCGCTAAGTTTATTCAAGATCTTGAAACTACTTCTGGCGTCCTCGATGATGAACTTCGCCCTGCATTCCAAGCCTTAATCACTACAACTGGCTCACTAGAGAACTCACAGAAACTTCTAGGGCAAGCCATAGATATAAGCCGAGGCTCAACTGTCGACTTGGTAACTGTCGCAGATGATTTAGGCAAGGCTTATGTGGGCAACACACGCGGCTTGCTCAAGTACAACTTAGGGCTTACTAAGGCTGAACTGGCAACTATGTCGTTCACCGAGATTCAAGCAAAGTTTAATGAGCAATTCGGTGGAAGCAATGCAGCCTTTTTAGAGACTTACGCTGGAAAGTTAAGCGTTCTTAAAATTGCAGCAGATAACGCCAAAGAGGCAATAGGCAAAGGCATAGTTGACGCCCTAGGCACACTTGCCGGCGATGGTGCTATTACTGACCTTGCTCAGAAGATTGAAGGCATTGCCACTGGCATTGCAGACTTCATTCGAGGCTTTGCTATTGGTCTACGCGATCTCGCCAATACTCCAATTATTAAGCAGTTAATCCAACTCGTCACATTCCTAGGCAAGAAAGTCTGGCAACAGACTGGTCAAGTATTTACTGACGCTGGTGCTGCTCAAAGACTTGAGCAAGAGAAGTTACAACGCAAGGCTGATCTACTAACTGCCAAGCAGAAGGCTGAAGCCTTAGCCAAACTAGAAGCAGCAGCTAAGAAGCGGGCTTTGGAACTTGCTAAAATAAGCAAGAAGGCAGCAGAAGATAAGAAGAAAGCCGATGCTTTAAGCAAGGCTAACAACCTATTCGACATGGATCAGATCCAGATAATTGCAGCCCTAAAGGGCAAGATCACTGAAGAAGAACGTAAGCGCCTAGAACTGCAACTAGCAATCCTTACAGGCAATGCCACTGAAGCCTCTAAATTGGCTTATGAAGTAGCCAAGGCTCAAGGCTTAACAGAAGAACTTGCTCGCTACTTTGCTAACTTCCCATCTGCTAAAAATCCTTTTGAGATGTGGACTGCATACTTAGACAAGATTGAAGAACAGGTCAAGCGTATTGCTGAGATTAAGCCGCCAGTTATTACGACACCAGGCGCAACGGTAACTCCTTCGATGATTGCTAATGGTATTGGTTACGTTGACGCAAATGGCACAAAGTCAACAGATCCTAACGCGGGAACTTTTGGAGACTATTACTCTGGTAAATCAGGCGGATTATACGGATCAACGCCAGTTGTTAATGTAACGGTTACCCTTGATGGACAAGAGATGGCTGGAGCAGTTACTAACGTTCAACAGAACAATTATCTATCTGGCAAGATCATTGCCCTTGAGCGCATTCAGAGTCAATTCGGATAATGGCGCTTCCAGCACAGATAAGCGTCTCATTCGACTTTACTTCTGGCGCTACCTTTGGTTATCCCTTTACTATTGGCGATGCTAAATATGGCGTTCTAGGTACTGGCACTCTTGCTGCTAGTTCTACTCCAGAACCTACGGTTGACTTAACTCCTGATGTTCGATCTATAAGCATCAAGCGTGGTCGTAATATTATGCGCGATCAATATGAGGCTGGCACTGCAACAGTTCGCGTTCTCGATCCTCTTTCTTATTTCAATCCTCAAAACACAGCAAGTCCTTACTATGGCTTTCTCACTCCGCTTCGCAAGTTGCGTATCTCTGCAACAACTGGTGGAGTTGGTTACTTCCTATTTTCTGGCTATACGATTGACTATAAGTATTACTATCCGCAAGGTCAGGAAACTGCCTATGTTGACATTGTATGCACAGACGCCTTCAGACTTATGCAGCAAGCCGCTATAACTACTGTTGCAAGTTCTACTGCTGGGCAAGATACTGGCACTCGCATTGGCAAGATCTTAGATCAAGTCTCATGGCCGGCAAATATGAGAACAATAGATACTGGCGACACTACTTGCGTTGCAGATCCTGCTACAAGTAGAACTTCCCTAGATGCTTTAAAGAATGCTGAGTTTTCAGAGCAAGGCGCGTTCTACATCAATACAGCTGGAACAGCCGTCTTCAAATCTAGAACTAATGTGATCAAGGCTTATGGCAATACTCCAATTGAGTTTAATCAGACAGGTGGCATTCCTTACACCAACCTAGTCTTTGCCTTTGACGATAAGTTAATTATTAACTCTAGTGGGCTAACCCGTGTAGGCGGCACTCAGCAGGTAGCAGAGAACGCAACCTCAATAGCCAAGTACTTCTCGCACCAGTTAAATGAGACTAACTTGGTAGCCCAGACAGATGCAGACGTGCTAAATATAGCCAAGATCTATGTGGCAACTAGAGCAGAGACAACTATCCGCATTGATGCCATGACTGTTGATCTTCTTGATCCAGCAGTTCCAACAGCAACAATGCTAAATCTTGACTATTTCTCAAATCTAAAAATAACAAATATTCAACCAGATGGATCAACGATCGTTAAAACTTTACAGACTCAGGGACTGGGGTGGGAAATCACGCCAAACTCACTAAAAGTCACTGTGACGACGCTTGAACCTATTGTTGATGGATTCATCATAGGGTCAGCGGTATCAGGTATAATCGGACAATCAATCATGGCGTACTAGGAGATAAATATGGCAACAGCATTCCCAGCTGCGACAGGTGACGTTCTATCGGCAGCCGCTTTTAATGGCTTGGTGGCTTATAGCCTCAATGCCCAAACTGGCACAACCTACACGACCGTTCTAGCAGACTCTTACCAGATGCTAATCACTCAATCCAACGCTTCAGCTAATGCGATTAAGATACCAACTAACGCTTCTGTCGCTCACCCTATCGGTACAGTCATAACTGTACTCAATATAGGTGCTGGCTTATGCACAATCTCAGCCGTTACTTCAGGCACTACAACAATCCTTTCAGCCGGTGCGACCGCAGCTGCTCCAACCCTTGCTCAATACAAATCAGCAGCTTGCATTAAGACTGCAACTGATGCTTGGTATGTTGTAGGCGCAATCGCATAATGATCGCAAATGTAATTACAGGGGTAATAAACCCAATACCAACCGCGACCGCGACAGGCGGAACAATTACTACATCTGGCGGATATAAATACCATGTCTTTACTAGCAATGGAACTTTTACTGTATCTGGTGGAACGCTATCTTGCGATGTTCTTATTGTTGCTGGCGGCGGCGGTGGCGGTTGGAGACAAAACGCTGGCGGCGGCGGCGGTGCGGGTGGCTTGCGTGGACTAACTTCTCAAGCATTAAATAGTTCATATTCTGTAACTATTGGAGCAGCTGGAGCTGCTTCAACTGGATCACAGGTTGTAGGCGGCAAAGGCGGAAATACAACTTTTAACGCAACAACCGCAACAGGCGGCGGTGGCGGCGGTT